AAGCCCACCACTCCGATCGCCTCCAAGATGATCGAGAAGGGCCTCGCTGGAAAAGTTTTCGTAAAAGATACAGATGGTTCCTATATCATCCTGGGCAAGGATGCCATTGAAAAAGCAGTGGAGCGGAATGACTCTGCAAAGCGTCCCATGTATCGTGGAGTCGTCTCCTCGAAGGAGAAGGACGCTCGAAGAATCCTGTCCTACATACTTAAGGAAGTCGCTGGAAAGGCCACGAAGAAGGGTGAGAAGCTCGTGTTCTGTGTGCCTGCCCAACCAGTAGATCAGGAAGATGATGATTTTGATGTTGGCTACCATGAGGACGTTGTCAAGAAGGTCCTCGAAGAATGTGGTTATGAAGCTCGGGCGATCAATGAAGCGGAAGCGCTATGTTACTCGGAGCTTGCGGACGATGACTATACCGGTGTTGCCTTGTCTTGGGGCGCGGGTATGGTTAACGTTTGTGTCATGCTGAACGGTGAGCCGATTCTCAAGTTCTCCACCACGAAGTCAGGTGACTGGGTCGACCGAATGGCTGCAGTGGCCACTGGCGAAACTGATTCTGTCGTCCAGGCAGAGAAGGAACAGGGTGACTTCACAGTCGCGAAGCCCAATGACAACCAGGTCCTCGCTGCTGTGGCCACCTATTACGATCGCCTCATTGACTACACCACAAAGCAATTAGCTGCAGCGATGGATGGTCACAAGGCCCTTCCGAAGTTCAAGGATCCTCTACCCGTTGTGGTTGCTGGTGGTACCACAAAGGCCAAGGGGTTCGTGAAGCACTTCGAGAAGAAGTTGAACGAGAATGGATTTCCACTTCCAGTCAAAGAAGTTCGTCATGCATCCGACCCACTCCACGCAGTGGCACGCGGTTGCCTCATCGCCTCACAGATCCTTTGATGGATACTGAAGTAACGTGGAAAGTCTCGGAAGACTTCGACAGTCTTCTCGAAGCTATTCTTACCTGTAAACGAGAGCTGACGAAGTGTTGCTTCGCTAAGTTCGGATCTGCAAAGATCATGGAATATAAGGTCTTTGCTCCGCAAAAAGTCTGTGAGCTTCTCCAATATTCTGAAGGTAGCAAGTCACTCAAGAAAAGAGAGCTTGATTCTTACTGTCACAAATCTGTCGCTGAGTTTGAGCATTTTAGACTCTTCAAAACAAAGATGTTTGGAGACCAAGTGATAAGAGTCGAAGCTAAGTTCGAGGTGGGTGAAGGAATCGGCAAGTATTGGTACGGCGACGTCGTTCTGGCTTGACAAATAGCACCTTCACGAGTTACAATTACATTATGTCAGACGATCGTCCCATCTTTGTGATCGATGGAATGAACATGTTCCTGCGATCCTACAGTGCCTTTCCTCAGATGTCCTCACACGGATACCAAATGGGAGGCACCGTAGGATTTCTCAAGTCATTACAACGATTGTGTCGGGAGTTTCAACCGACCAACGTGTATGTCACATGGGAAGGCGGAGGTTCGCAGAGACGTCGTAAATTATATCCGGATTATAAGGCCAATAGGAAACCTGGGAAATTAAACCGATTTTATGGAGATGACATACCAGACACGGAGGAGAACAAGCAGCACCAGCTCGTCACGCTCCTAACCGCTCTCAAGAACATTCCTGTGTGTCAGGTCTATGTTTCAGACTGTGAGGGAGACGACATTGTTGCATTCCTTGTCAGAGGACCCTTTAAAGACAAGAATGTAGTCATTGTCTCTGCTGACAAGGACATGTACCAGCTTCTAGGGCCCAACGTGAAGATCTACTCTCTTTATAGGAAGAGGTTCATTACTGATCATGACCTGTTCGAGGAGTTCAGGATTAGGGCGCACAACTTCGCACTGGCAAAATGTCTTTGTGGTGACGACTCAGACAACATTCCCGGAGTTCAAGGGTTTGGCTTCAAAAGTGTTGCCAAGAAGTTTCCAATGCTTGGAAGTGATGAGACCATAATCCTGCAAGATCTCATTAATTTTTCGCACACCCAGAAAGGTGCCCTCTACAAAAGAGTAGTAGAAGAGGCTGGCATTGTCAACAGAAATTGGCAACTCGTCCACTTGGATGGTAGCATGTTGTCGGGAGACCAGATGAAACGCGTCGGACACGTCGTGGATACATTTAAACCGACTGTAAATAAGATGGGTCTCATCAAGCTGTTACTGAAGGAAGGAATCAGTGACTTTGACTACGAGGGATTCTATTATGATATCTCGTGCGTTGATGGCCTGAGATTCGCTTCGGAGAAGAAATGATGCAAGATAACGAAAACAGAGTCAACAATGTCTCCTTCGGTCAGTTTGGCAAGTCCTTCCAAGAGAAGTTGTGCCAAGCTCTCCTCGTCGACCACAAGTTCGCCGAACAGATGATGGAGGTCGTCGATATTTCCTACTTCGAGGTCAACTACCTCAAGTTCCTCGCAGACAGGTACTTTTCTTACTCAAAGAAGTACAAGGTATTTCCAACTCTTCAACTGCTGGTCACCATCATCAAGGACGATTTAAAGTCGGGCACAGATGTTATTCTTCGAGATCAAATCATCGATTACCTTCAGAGAATGAAGGCTAATCCTGACGCCGGCGACCTAGTATATGTCAAGGAGAAGTCTCTCGAGTTCTGTCGCAAGCAGGCTCTCAAGAAAGCACTGGAGTCTGCAGTCGATCAGATGCAGGCTAACAAGTACGAGTCCATCGTTGAGACGATCAAGAAGGCTGTTCAGGTCGGTACAGCTCCTTCTGTCGGTCACGACTTTTTCAATGAGATGGATGCTCGCTTCACCAAGTTGAAGCGTGACACCATTCCAACTCGTTTGCCAGAACTCGATAAGAAAGAGATCCTCAACGGCGGTAGTGGTAAAGGTGAACTTCTCTGTGTCGTTGGTGCATCCGGCTCAGGCAAGTCACACTGGCTCACGATGATTGGAGCAAACGCCCTCCGAGAAGGCAAGAACGTCCTCCACTATACCTTCGAGCTCTCTGAAACTGCAGTCGGTATTCGTTACGATTCTAATCTTTGTGATATGGACTCTAATGAGGTAATGGACCGCAAAGAAGAAGTTGCAAAGTACTATGAAGAAACTCGTCTGGGACGTCTATTCATTAAAGAATATCCCACGAATACAGCATCTGTCTACACTTTGAAGTCTCACGTCGAACGTCTAGACCTTAAAGGTTTTAAACCTGACATCATCATCATTGACTACGCTGACATCATGCGTTCTTCAAGGCAATTTGACTCACTTCGACACGAACTTAAACTCGTCTATGAAGAACTACGTGGTCTCGCTATGGAGCTTGGTGTTCCCATCTGGACAGCATCTCAGTCTAACAAAGAAGGTGCTAACAGTGAAGTCATCGATATGACCAACATGTCCGAGGCTTACGGCAAGGCAATGATTTGTGACGTCATCGTGTCAGTCTCTCGCCGACCACACGAGAAAGCTGGTGGCTGGGGTCGTCTCTATGTTGCTAAGAATCGTGCAGGACGAGATGGACTCGTATATCCCATCAAGATCAACACTGCTCGCAGTAAGTTTGAGATCACTGGTGAGTCTGACTCTCCAGATACAGCCTCGGCTTCTGACGAAGAGATGCAAAAGCAAGCTTTAAAAGCGAAATGGAAAGAACTAAAAAACGAGTTTAAGAGTCCAGTTGCACACTGATATGGTATAATCCTGATCGAGTCAATTAATTTGCTTGAATCTAAAAAACATCTCTCAGATGTGCAGATGTAAATATTTATTGATCCCTTACAAAAGACGGTTGAACATGACTAAGTACACACAGGAAGAAGCATACGCAAGATCGTTGGAGTATTTCGGAGGAGACGAGTTGGCGGCCTCCGTGTTCCTCTCGAAGTACGCCCTTAGAGATACATCAGGTGCTCTGCTCGAGGCGACACCCGCGGACATGCACAGGCGTCTCGCGAAAGAGTTCGCTCGCATCGAAGCGAAGTATCCTAATCCTCTCAGCGAGGACGAGATCTTCGAGTACTTGTCCAAGTGGGAGATCGTTCCGCAAGGTTCGCCCATGTCTGCGATGGGCAATCCGTACAAGATCCAGTCACTCTCCAACTGCTTCGTCATCGCGGCTCCTGAGGACTCCTACGGTGGCATCCTCTTCGCCGATCAGGAACAGGCTCAAATCATGAAGCGCCG